TTGCAAGACCCGATACGGAGAGGTAGAGCGATCGATCACATTGATGATCTTCTCGCAGCCCGAGAACGTCAGGGTATTGACGCCGAGCGTGACGGTCGACTGAAAGGTCTGCCGCCGCGTGACCGCCAGCCCGATGCTCGAAGTCACTCGCTTGTAGCGATCGTTGATCTCCAGTCCGATGCGGGTAAGCGCATCGCTCGACGTGAGATTCAGCCGCGCCGCAACGAGCGTTTGGATATCTGAGAAAGTCATGGACTACTTCTTGAGCACGTTGCGATAGAAGTTCTCTTGCTTGGCCGCTTTGACACCCAGTTGGCCCGATGCGGCTTCGGCGTGCTTGGCCGCACTGATCTTCTGGCCCGGCGCGGTGCCCGTCGAAGCGTGTAGACCACCCTCTTGGAAGCTCAGTGGCTTCTGACCGGGTTTCTTCGGCTTGATGACCTTCTTCTTGTTCCGGCCCGCATTGCGCAGAGCCGCCGCGACCGCCTGCGCTTCTGGGTGACCAGCATTGCGCATCTCGCGGATGTTTTCACTCACGATATCGTCCGAGGAACCGTTGAGAAGTGGCATGACTACACCCACCGAACCGTATGGGGGCTCTTGTCGGAGCCCTTTGATCCAATGTGCACGACGTGGTTGACAAGACCACGCTTGGCGGCTTCGCGCGCGATTTCCGACTTGCTGTAGTAGCGGTGCGGCGTGCCATCGGCGTTACACAGGCCGTTTCGAATCTCAACGCCGCCGGGGATCTCATCGGGAATCACCCCGTTGGCGCGGGTGATCTCCCCTTTGGTCGCGTCGTGACACCCCGTACACCACAACTCGCCACTGTGGATGACAAGACGTTTCGTCGGCCGCTGACAGTGTTCGCAGGTCATTACTGTCCCACTTCCTCGTTGCGCTTCTGGATTTTCGGCATGGCGGACCACTGCGGACGCGCATCCGCCGGCGGTGGTTGTCCGATCGGTCCATTCGATGGTCCCTGCGGCGGCGCGCCACCCATCTGCGCCTGCGGTGGGGCACTCGCGGCTGCCAAAAGCCCCTTCGCCTGCTCCAACAAGGCTGGATCGGGCGCTTGTCCCGCCCGCATCAACAACGCGAGCACCAGCGGATCGGTCAGATCCTTGCTGCCACTGAACCGGAAGCTGATATTCGGCTGATCCGGCGCCGGTGGTTTCGGATCGATGATCACCTTCTCGGGTTCCAGCCCACTGAGCGCGGTGATTTCCTCGATGATCGGCTTGGCGTTCACGAAGCCGCTCTTGCCGACCAAATTGAGATACTTCATCAGCCGATCGATGCGCTGTGGTGCGTCGAGCAGCACCGTCGCGTCCGGTCGAATCCAGTAGACGTACTCGCCGGCGATCTGATCCCGATGCCACGTCTGATCGATAGCGGCGATCTCGTTCTGGCCGAGGATGTCGAAATCTCCCGTGAGCGCGAGCAGCCCCGCCATCACTTCCGCGATTCCCACGAAGAACGCGGCCACCCGGGCGCGCTCATACCCCACGCGCGTCTGGAAATTCTGCTGAACGATGTTCGCTTCCGCCGCTGAGCGCCGACCTTTGCTCATCTGGCCGGTCTGATTCGAGCCGATCTGCCACTGTTCTTGCAGATCCCCCTTCGCGACCGCATCGAAGGTGAAGTCCTCTTGCGGAAACGAGGCCCGCGCGACTTCGCCGATGACCTTGTCGCCGGCGCCGTTGACGGGGATGAACTCCTGATACGTGCCCTTGTTCAGCGCGTCCTGCGTATGCACGCCGAGGCGATTGACATCGTACCAACGAATCGGCAGCGACCGATCACGTTGCATGACGATCTGGCTGCGGCTCTTGATGATCTCGTTGACCTGAGGACGCCCAATCGCTGAGTCGGAGGGCGGAATCGCATCATCGGACACATAGGTCAATGTCAGGACGCGGATGGGGAACTTGCAGGCGCCGGCATACTTGCCCGTCTGCTCATCAAACTTCTGTCCGCTCCACGGCTCGTGCAGCGCGGGATCATCCAACCCATCCACAAGCACGAGATGCATGATCCGCTTGAAATACTTCTCATCAGGATTGTAGCGATACGACCAGTAGAAAATCTCCTTGAACTGCACGACCGGCTCGTCGCCATACTGGTGCTCATAGTCGTCGCGCATGTTGTGCTGCGCGCCCTCTAGCCGGCTGCGCGCGCTGGTGATCTTGTCCTTGTCGCTGTCTTTGAGGTTGAATTTGCGCTTGGCTTCGCTCCACATCAACTGACCGGAGCGCCCGACGAAATCCGCGTCGTCGAAATCGGAGCCGGTGAAATCGAGCGGCCAGAGGAAATCACTGGGGCTGATGCGCGTGACGTAATGCCGATAGTCGAGCACGCGTTTGGCATCCAACTGCGGTTGGTTGGCGTCCATCTTACCTTGCAGCAGCGCCATTTGCAGCTCGGGCGGCACCGTCGCGGGATCGGTCTGCGGGATCTGCGTCTGATCTTCAATCGCGTCATAGCCGACGATCGCCACCCCGAACCCCGACGCGTTGATCGCATCGATCGTCGTCTCATCCATCGCTACACCCACACGCGCGATGGTCAACGTGTGGTTCAGTTCCTTGGCGAAGGGGCTCATCGCCGGCTTGAAGACATCCTGCTTCGGCGTGAGATAGACGGTGGGCACTTGCGAGAACAACTGAGCATGCTTGGCTTTGGTCATGCTCCAGTCGATGTTGACGTTGACGCGTTCCTCGTCGCTCTCCTGCGCGAACGGCTTGCCTCGCCGATAGTCGACGTTCTGTGACCACGCCTTCACATAGTCACGCCGCACGCGCTCGCATTTTTCGATGCGCGCCTTGAGTAGCTTGACGGTCTTGGGGCTTGCCAGCGGGTTGGCGACTGGCTTCGCAGCCGGATCGGGCTGATCGGACTGATCGGACTGATCAGCGGCGTCGTCGGCTGGCTGATTGGAAATCGGTGTATCCACTCTAGAACCTCGCTCCTTTTAGCGATCCCTTTTTCGTTCGAATAGCGAGCAGCGCGCTCGCCCGCGCCGCCCGCCATCCGCCGCGAGGAAAAGGAGGAAACCTCGCGGACACTCGATCTAGCTACCCCACACGATGTTGTCGAGCCACGCCATTAGGAAATCGAACATGCGCCCTCCTACTTGCCGAAGAATCGTCCCATGCGCTCGCGGATGATCTCCGCGCCGACACCCAAGCCGGTCGTGCCACCATCGCCGCGCTGCACAATCGCCACGATCTCACCCGCCGCGTTCACCACCGGCCCACCCGACTGTCCCGGTACGAACGACGAATCGGTCGAAATATACGGACCCCCAATCCCGGCATCAGGGATCATCAGTGCATCGTCCTGCACGTGGGCCTGCCGGAAAAAAGGCCGCTCCAGTGCGTAACCGTATCCGATGCTCATCACTTCCTGTCCACGCTCGGGATTCTTACTCGCCAGCCTGAGCGCCGGGCGCGACGGATCGAGATCCTTCGCCTCGACCACCATCAGATCCTTTTTGGAATCGAGACTGACGACGCGGGACGGCACGCGATCCACCCACAAGGTGCCCGATGCGCCGGCGTAGCAGTGCGCGGCAGTCATCAAATAGTGCTTCTCTTGGTTGATAACGAACGCAGTGCAACCGCCTTCCTCGCCGACCTGTGCCCACACGACGGATGCCTCGACGCGCTTGACGACATCGGCCCAGTCGGTTGCGTGAACCGTGGGCGCCATCACGGCGAGAACTGCGATGAATACGAGCCCTAATCTACGCATACCAGACTCCTACAAGAAAAAAAGGGGCACCCATCTGTCATCTGAGTGCCCCTAACGCTCGAAAACGCGACGAGTCGAACCTGCCGACCGAGTCGATCTACAGCTTCGCCAGCTTTTCCTCTCGAATGCGCTCGTTTTCCTCGATCACATCCTGCTCCAGCACGATCTTCTTGACCAGTTCTTCGAAATCCTTGAAGTGCTTGGCATTCTCGAAGCGCTGATCGGGCGCCCGATCGGAGTAGCGCAGGTAAACCACGATGTTGTCGGGATCATCGTTCTTGACGATCACCTCGACCTTGCGGTTGATGTAGCGACCGGGCCGATGGAGCCGATTGAGCCAGCCCACTTCGGCATCGGAAATGTTCTCCAGCCGCACGAGCCCACCGTTCTGGTAGACTTCCTTGTTCAACCTGACCTTGCGCCGGTGCCGCGCCTGATACTCGCCGATGCTGACCTTCGGGCGCGTGGTGGCCTTGAATCCCGTCGCGATTCCGTCCGCGATGCTCTTGCCGAACGCCGCCAAGTCGTCTTTCGTGACGTACGAGGGAGACTCAACCGTTTCTGATGCCTGCTCTGCTGATGCCATGTGACCTTTGTGCGCGAGGATGCGCTTGAGCACCGGGACTGTGGACTCCGGGGCTCTGAATGAGGAACGCTGCGAACCCGAACTTAGTGCCGTTTCAGTCCGTTCGCCAGAACTGAGAACGTGAACGATGCCGCCGATGCCTGCACGAGCACGCGTTTGACGCGCCAGAGACTTCCCGCCGGGCCTTGGTTGACGGTGCCGGCCGCGAGCGTCCCATCAGTCGGCGCAATGGCCGTGCTGACGGTGGGCGTGACGATGAGACTGACCCGCGCGAAGAACACCTTGGCGCCGCCGTTGCCCAACACTTGTGTGAAGGACACGACATCGCCCCACGTCGTGCCATTGTCCGGCGAAGCTTGCACGTAGACGTTGAGCGTGTCGCCCGCAGCGGTCGCTGCCGCCGTGACGTTCAGTTCAAAGATGACCGGAACGTTTTCGTTGAGCGCACGCGCACGAATGCCGGTACTCGTATTGGTACCGGCACCCGTATCCGTAGTTGAGGAAAGGAGAACCATCGGAACTCCTTTTTACGCGAATGGACTGACTGCGACACCCGAGCCGTTGAGCTGCCCATCCACCTGCCACTGCGTCGCGGTGAGGCAGTAGAAGTAGAGCACGCTGCCAACCGCCGCGCCGCCCTTGGTCGTGCCGTTGAGCTGCACCTTGACGTGCGACGTACCGTTGCCGGCGAAATCACCACGGGTGCCCGAGCTGGCAATCGCGACAGCACCCATCAGGAAGGTGGTGCCCGCGTCGGTGTCGATTTCCTGTGCCGTGGCCGCAATCGTGCCGATGAACACGTACCACAGCCCGACTTTCGGCGCCGGAAGTGTATAGGTGAGGGTCGCCCGGTCGAGCAGATAGATCGAACCGGAGTTGGCTTTGGTGATCGTCATCGTCGCGCCACTCGACGCGATGACGGGAACGCGCTGACGGAGGCCCGAGCCAAAGAACGGCTTGCCGCCTTTGTAAATCGGAGCTGCCATAGGAATCTCCTACGTAAATGAAAGGGTGGGCTGCATACTCCGCAGCAACCCACCCAGTGTGAACGCGCCGAACGTTATCCGAGGCCCTGCATCGACGGATAGAAGAGCCCGACCGGGCCGAGGCCCGACCCGGCCACCGTATCCGCCACGACGCCGCCGGTGATCTGGTCGCCCGCGACCACCGCATCATCGCACTTGCCGGTCGAAGCCGAGTAGAGCTTGGCTCCCGCGACGGCCGCGCCGTTGAAATTCGCCGACGCCAGTCCGCGAATCTGATACCACCCGAACTTCGACGCGACGATCGCGCCCATCGCAATCGCCACCAGTCCCTTGGCGCCGGTCGCGCTGAGGGCCGTCACGTAGAAGTTCGCAGCGGTCGAGTTGCCGAACAGCACCACCGAGCCGACCACCGTCGAGGCGATGCCCTGAAGGTAGACGTACTCGTTGCCCTGCTTGTCCTGTCCGAGCATGCCGAGTTCATTGCGCTGCGAGTCGTCCACCGCAGTGAGATCCTGCGAGATGGAACACAGTGAATGTCCAACGATTTTCGCCATTGTTGTCTCCTGTTCTCCTAATTCACCGGATTACAGGTGAACGACCACCACGCGGCTCCGGTTGTTCGTGACGAGCTGGAGAGCCGAGTAGATTTTGAACGAGTAGCCGTTGGCGTTGTCGATCTCCTGCGTCTCGCTCTTGTCGCGGAAGAACTCTTTCGAGCCGACGAGATACGCGACCTTCGGATTGAACATGAAGATGCGCGTGCCGGCGTACTGCGAGAAGACGTAGCGAGCGGTCTTGAACGCGAGAATTTTGAATCCCGCCTTCAGTTCCTGCTCATCGACATAGCGCTGATTAGCCTGCTGCGTGCCCTCGAAGAGCGCCTGCGTAGCCGCATCCGACACGGCCAGCGTGGGCGAAATCTGCGAGCCCGAGCCCTTGGTCGCCGTGTTCCAGCCAGTCGTCATCGCCGATTCGATATCGGTGTCATCGACATAGGTGGTCTGCGCGTTCTTCCACCACGTCGAGGTGGACGAGTCGATCGTGCCGACCGTACCGCTGCCATCGTCTTTGAAGTAGGTGAGCAGCGTGCCGAAGCCGTTCTGCGCCGCCGACTGGAAAAACGCGTTCTCGATGCGGTCATCGTGCGAATTGATGCCATTTTCGAGCAGCGCCTTGACGAGCGCGATCTTCTGATTCTCGCTCGGGTTGGTCGCTTCGTCGCGCTTCGACCACGTGACGGGCACGCTCAGCTCGGCCGGGGTGAACACCGCCGTGGTGATCACTTCGGTTTTGCTCAGCGAGACAGGCGACAGTTCGGTCGCGAGGAATTCCGCACCGGGGTTGATCTGGTAATCGACCGGCACTTCGATCGTGGGACCGAGGGACTGCTTCTTGATGCCGCCCTGACGCTCCAGCTCACGCAGAAAGCCGTTTTCGGCCCACTGGTTCGCGGGTTTGCGCATCTCGGCGAGCACTGCGGGGTAGGAAACCGCCGCAATCTGTGAGACGTTTGCCATTGGAGGAAATCTCCTGTTATCGTGTTAGTCGGGAAACTACTGTCCTCGGAACTGACGTGCCGAGCACCGTGTGATTTCCTGATAACCGACAGGAGGGCGGGAAGGTCGAATCGGATGGCAGGTTTTACGAGACTACCGCTCGATCGATGGCGTGTTTACGCTCGAATGACGCTTCGAGAGGCGTGGGGTGGCTTTGGTGGCAAGGCGGGACGATCCGATGTCCACCACGCCGACCCCACGTAAACTACCAATTCAGTCATCTGCAACCATCGTGCCAACTATTTGATGCCCGAGTTCTCCATCGCCGACTTGATGACATCTTCCATCGACTTCGGGGCGCCTTCATCGCCGGTGCTGCGTCGAGCCGCACCAGCCGCCGCCGCCGTGGAGCGCGGCCGACCGTTGATTTCCTTGACGATCTCCTTGCGCATCGCCTCGCGATCGAGCTTCAGCTTCTCAGCCGACTCCTTGTGCTTCTTGTTGATGACCGAAATGTAGGCGTCGTGCAGATCGAGCTTCGGCGCGGTGCGGGTGCGAGCCGCTTGTTCGCGATCGAGCCGTAACGCGTCCTGAATCTCCTTCTCGTGGTCCTTGAACCCCTCCCAGTTGGCACGAGCGTGGTCGACGCGTGCCTTGAGCCGGCTGAGGATCTGCTGCTCCGTCTGCGCCGCCTGCTCGCGGTCGGTAAACGGCTTGACCTTGGCGTCCATGTCCTTGTAGACCTTGGCTTCGGTCTGCGCCACGACCGCCTTGATGAGCCCGACGATGCCATCCACCGAATACGTCATCGCCTCTTTGCCATCCGGGGTGGTGTACTTCATATCCGGCTTGGGCAGTTCAGCCGGCGCCGGGGTGTTCTCGGTCTTTGATCCACCACGCGCGCCAAGCAGTTCGGTGAATTTCGGGTTGATGTTCGGCAGCAGCTCCAAGAACTGCTCAGGCCGATGCAGCATGATCTGTTCGACCTGATCGATCTCGCTGAGCTGCGTCCTGAGCCCTTGATTCTCCTGTTCGACTTCGGTGTACTTGGTCGCAAAGGTCTTCAGTTGCTCGCCAAGTGGCTTGTCGGCGACGAGTTTCTGCCCCAATACCGCCTCGGCCAGCTTCTTCTCGGCGTTGGCGACGATGGCTTTGACGCGGGGGTAGGGAACACGGTTTTCGCGCTTACCCGCCTTGTCAAGCAGTCCGTGTTCCTTGGCGAAGGCTTCCTCCGCAGCAAGGGCGGCTTTGGCGTCGGCCTCCGCTTTCGCTGTCGCTTCGCTGCCGGCCTCGACTTCGGTATCCGTACCCTCATCGGTCACGACATCGCTACCGGACGTGTCGAGATCCGTGGTGTCGGTCGACGTATCGGTGCTAGTGTCCGTCTCGCCGCCGTCGCCGCCATCACCGGGATCGCTGGTGGCTGCTTCGAGTGCTCCGCTGATGACGCTTTCCAAGTCCGGCATGTGGTGTCCTTTGTGGTTGTGAGCCTATGAGAGCCCTGTTTAACGCGCGATCGAGGACCGGGAAGACTCTTGTCCCAGTCGAAAGCCAAAACGCCCCTGACGACTGCCAACCTTCGGCCGCATCCAGCGCGGGAGTTCGCTGCCATCGTGCTCGAATGACCGCCCGACCCGCCCCGTGCAGAAGTAGGAGAGCGCGATCACCCAGTGATCATTGCCATCGCCGATCTTCTCGGGGTGGTTCTTGTCGACCCGCTGCTCGGGAAACGTGCGGACGAGGTTGGGACAGCCAAAATTGTAAATCTGGAGCTGCGGCGCCCCATCGTCGCAGATCGTGTTGAGGAATTCGTGGATAGCATACCCGGCCTGCGCCCGATCGTTCTTCGATGGGGTGAGCCACACGCCAGCTTCCTCGAAAATGTCGCCGATGGAGTGCTGATCCGTGGCAGCCGAGCCGTAGAACATCGTGGGATCGCAGTAGGTTTCGACGATGTTCATGCCTGCTGATTGTCGAATGATGTCCTCAGCGACCACCTTGGCCGGCTTGGACTTCCATTGCAGCTCCTTGAGCACAAAGGCGCGGCCATTGGGCAGCACGGCGATCCACAGGCACACGCAGGGATCGGGCGAGAACCCCCAGTCGAGGGCGCGGTAAATCTGAATCCACTGGTGCTGATGGGCCTCACGAATATCGTTGTTGCGTGCTTTGATGACAGGAATGTGCTCGACCACGTGCCACGGCACGACCTTGCCCTCTTTCATGATCGTCGGTTTGTAGTCGTGGAAATAGGCGCCTTCGATGATCCATTCGCCGTCGAGCCACGCGCGCCGGACGTGCTCGGGCAAACCGCTGGCGCCCAAGCGCTTGATATACTGCTTCTTGTCGATATACGGGTTGTCGTCGAGTGTGGTGTGGATCGAGTGCCAGTCGTAGGCGTCGTAGTCGGGATCGTCCTCCGGGTTGACATCCTTGGTGATGAAGTAGCGGCGGGCTTCGGCAGCCCCGACGCCGATCGGGTTGGTGCCGGCGCGGACAATGGCGGTCAAGCCGCTGTTTTCGGGCACGCGGACGCAGGAGGCAATCTTGGCGACCATCGCCCATGTAAACGTGCTGATCTCGTCGAAGTAGATGGCGCAGTACTCCGATGAGAGCAGCTTGAGCATGTCATCTTCGGTTTCGCAATGGCTGAAGAAGCCCACGGAACCATTCGGGTAGGTCGCGATGTAGTCGGTCTTGTGGTACGTCCCGCCGAGCTTGCGCATCTCCGCGCCGATGAACTTCAAGTGAGATTTCTTGAGTTCGGGCATGGTGCGCCGGACAATCAGGTAGGTGTAGCCGGGGTAGGCAAGGGCACGCATATGCGCGTCATTGCGGATGATCATACTCTTGCCGGTGCCGCGCGAGCCCTCGATGAGCACGTTGACGGTGGGGCTCTCGTGGAAATCCAGTCCTTTGGCGGTCGGGCAGTACTCGTGCACGCCGTAGGTGGGATGCGTGACCCGGAAGGTATAGGCGTCCTTCCATGCTTGGGTGACACGTTGTCCGCCCTGCCCATCGGGTTCGAGGAACGGTGGGCGCGCCGGGGGGTTCACTGCGGTAGACACTGGAGGATGCAGCTCTCGGGCATGTTCATCGGATGGTGGTGCAACCTAACTATCTCTATAGTGGTCTTGCACCGGGGATCTGAACCGGGTGCAAAAGGACCGATCGGACCCTATAAACATTGATCGGTTCGTGATCGGTGGGTGGTGAACCGGTATTTGAACCACCCCCGGTGTGCACCGGGGTGGTGTACATGTAAATCGAGCGTTTTCCTAGGAAATTCATCGGGCCACGCTCGGAGGGGTGGTGCACGGGTTGAACCTAGCGTGCACCGCCCTGATTTTATTGGCGATTTTGCGTTTTACGCGTTGCCACCGCGTCGGCGCGAAGGCCCGGATGGCGAGCCGGCGGGTTTCCTCGTGGGACATCGCCAGCAGCACCATGCGCTCGAAGATGTTCGCGCGGGTGTCCAACCGGTGCGCCCGGTCGAACGCCGCGATCAGGTCGGCCATGCTGGTGTGCTTCTGGCTCATCGTTACTCCTTGACCCGCGCACAATGGCCGGGATCGGCGGCGTCGAGCACGGTGCAGCCGATGGTGCCCCTGAGCTGTCCCGCTTGGGCCTCATCAGCCAGATGCTTGCTGATGGTCAGCTCGGCACCCGCTTTGTCGCCCCACAGGTAGCCCCCGAGCCCGACATCGCCGCCAAGGAAGAACATCCGCACCCATCGGGGCTGCCGCCGGTACCACGCTGCAATTGATTGGAGGGTCATCGGGCTGCCTTGTCGTGGTGTGGATGCGGGATCTTCTTGAGCACGTGGACGATCGCTGCACCACCCCTCTTAGCCTCGTGGCCTAACCATTTGACACCCTCTACTGCCTGCTCTCCCAACATCCACCCAATCGCCAGCAACGCCACAACGAGAATCGCCTGCGGACTCAACCCTGCACCCATGCTATTTCGCTCCTAAAACTGAGTTTCGTGGCAGTAAAACGGGTAGTCGAGTGCGTATGCACATCGTCTGCATACATACGCACGCGTGGCGTATTCAACCAAGGACTCCCCGCCGCCCTTCGAGCTGGCTGCGCCACCCTTCGAGCCACTCGCGCCGCCACATTCGACGCATGATGTGCGGAGAAAACTGCGGATAATCGACGCAAGATTACTCATCAGCCTGTGTTCGATTCCATTCACCGTTACCGTGGATGGCGGAGTGGCAGTTAGGGCATAGCGTTTTCACGTTCGAAGGCGCATAGGAACCCTTTGGAACGATTCGATGCCGGTGGCACGAACCTCTCCAGCCGCACACTTCGCACCGATTCGATGGCTTATCGTGTGTAGGAACAGATCCACGATGGCACGCATGGCAAATCGCGCGATAGACCCGTCGACCTTTGCCGTCTATGAACTTGGCAGCAACTCGCCTATGACATCCGGGTGTCTTGCACAGTGGTCGCTCTTCTGTCTCGTCTACGACCATATTGCTAAATCCTGATGTATCAATGGTTTACGTCCCCCTACCCCCACGCGTGGAGCCACCGATGGTTGAGAACTTTACGCCGTAAAGTGGCGGACGGATGCATGGATGGTTATGCATCATCGTGCATAACTATTCATTGCGTGCTTTGAGCTGCTTGCGATCAGATGATGGGAGTCCGCCAAGTGCGATGCCGATCTGGATGGCGGGCAGGGTAGGCGCGGGCTGATCCTTGGGCGCGATGATCCGTACTTGCTTGCCATCGTCACCATCGGCGCTCAGGTTCTCCATCGCCCATTCGCACGCCTTGCGCGCCGCATCGTAGTCACCATTCTTCAGCGCTTTCTCGGCGGATTGCAGATGGATCTCCACATACCGGCTCGCGACACCTTGCAATTTCTCGCGTGCGGCGCGGATACTTTGTGCGACAGAGTTCTTTATCGCATTGTGGATGATGATGGGCGCGTCGTGCACCAGCTCACCATCCACGGCCGTCACGGTAGGTGCCGAGTTTTTCTGCTGTGGTTTCAGACGTTTACCGAAGTAGGCGCGACGGGCGGGAGGCGTAACAGGCGGGTGTGGGGTGTCAGCACTCACGCGGCTTAACTTTGCGGGATAAAGGCACTTACGAAAAGTAAGTAGCTTCTAGGCGTGTCCGGTGCACGGATCGTGCCAAAGGCCGCGAAAATCGCACAATGTGTGCAAATATGCACACTTAGGGCGATCGGCGCGTGGATCACGTGTGCTCGTCATTTTGTGCTTGATCGCTATGCCTATAGGGACTAGGATCAGCAGTGGAGATGTACTACATGACGGCTGACCGCAAGCTCGCCCGGCTCGAAAAGCGCTACGCCCAAGCGCGCCGCATGGAACGCTTGACCGCGACCCGCTTGCGACGCCTTGTGACCGCGCTGCAGGGCTGGCAGGACGAGCGCGAGAAATGCGAGCGGCTGTTGCATGCCGACACCATCGATCGGCTGATTGCCGAAGAGAAAGTCAAACACGTGGTCAAGCGCTTGACTGGCAAATCGTCCAAAAAAGGAGAGTAGATCCATGAAACCGTCTGAGCTGAAAACGTTTCTCACGTCCGCCTTTGGTGCGCGCTTGCCCGTGCTGATTACCGGCGCGCCCGGCATCGGCAAGTCTGATATCGTCGCGCAGTCGGCGAGCGAAGCGGGCGCCGATCTGATCCTCAGTCACCCGGCAGTGGCTGATCCCACCGATGCCAAGGGTCTGCCGTGGGTTGTCGAGGGGCATGCCACGTTCCTGCCCTTTGGCGAGCTGGAGCGCGCGCTGCAGGCCGACACGCCGACCGTGTGGTTTCTGGACGATCTTGGTCAGGCATCGCCGGCGGTACAGGCGTCTTACATGCAATTGCTGCTGGCGCGACGCGTGAACGGCCATGTGCTCAGCGATCACGTCACGTTCGTGGCCGCGACCAATCGTCGGACCGATCGCGCGGGTGTCACGGGCGTGTTGGAACCGGTCAAATCGCGCTTTGGATCGATCGTCGAGCTGGACACCGATTGTGATGAATGGTGCCGATGGGCGATCGATCACGCCGTGCCGCCCGAGCTGATCGCCTACCTGCGCTTTCAGCCCGACAACCTGTGCAAGTTCCAAGCGAGCGCCGATCTGATCAATTGCCCTGTGCCGCGCACGTGGTCGCATGTGGCGCGGATTCTCGCGCTCAATCTGCCGGCGGGAGTGCAGCACGCCGCGATTGCCGGCGCAGTGGGCGCAGGCGCGGCGACGGAGTTTACCGCCTTCCTGAAGCTCTACGCAGAGCTGCCGAACGTCGATCAGATCCTGATCGATCCGGCGAGCGTCAAAGTGCCGACACAGCCGGCGACGCTCTACGCGATTGCCAGCGCGCTGGCGAGCAAAGCGACCAAGCAGAATTTTGCACGGGTTGCCCAGTTTGCACAGCGCATGCTAGATGCCGGACGTGGTGAGTTTGCCGTGCTCCTGATTCGCGATTCGATTCAGCGACACAACGATATTACCGGCACGCAAGCATTCGTGAAGCTCGCGACCGGTGAACTGGGCGAGCTGATCAGCGGCAAGTAACTGCGCGACAAGCAAAGGATAGGATCATGACGCAATCAAGCATTCACTCTCGCGCCCTGCTGGTCTGGCTGACGATCAGCACGTGGAGCGCGCGCAAGTACGATCGCAAGGTGTCCGACGAGGTGAACCGCCAGCACAATGCGTCGAGCGATGCCGGTCGCTACAATAAGTTTCTCCTGCCCGGCGACGCGGCGAGTTACAAAACGCTCGTGACGCTGGCCGGCAGCATTCGCGCGCAGCACTACGCCGATACGCTGGCGTGGAGCGATGAAGGCTGGCGATTGTTACCGACTGCCAACTATCTGCAGTACACGGCCACGTTCCGCAAGCGCGCACAGGAATTCCAAAACGCGCTTGACGAATTCGTCGCCGATTATCCGTTGCTGCGCGATCGCGCGCGCGTGAAGCTCAACGGCTTGTTCCGCGATGAAGACTACCCCTCTGCGCAAGATATCCGCCAGCGGTTCGCGCTCAACGTGGAATACGCACCGGTTCCGGCTGACGGCGATCTGCGTGTCGATCTGTCGAGCGATCAGATCGGCGAGATTGAAACGGCGATCAGCAATCGTGTCGAGCGCGCCGTGGGGATTGCCGTGCAGGATTCGTGGCAGCGGCTGTATACCGTGGTGGGCAAGATCAGCGAACGGCTCAATACGCCCGATGCGATCTTCCGTGACAGTCTGATCGAAAACGCGGCGGATCTGTGTGACACGCTGAAGCGCTTGAACGTGACCGACGATCCGGATCTGGAAGCGATGCGCGTGCGCGTGCTACGCGATCTGACGCGGGTATCGCCGGAGACACTGCGCGAGAACAAATCAGCGCGGGACAAGGTGGCGAAGAGTGCCGATCAGATCATGGCGGCAATGGCATCGTTCTACGTGCCCGATCAGGCGGCATAGGGGGATCACAATGGCACTCTCCAAAACACTCAAGAGAATCCAGATCGCGCGCACGTCACTCCTGCTGGATCAGCCGTTTTTCGGTGTGCTCGCGCTCGCGCTCAACGTGCTTGAAGATCCGTCGTGCCCTACGGCGTGGACCAACGGCCGCGATATGGGGTTCTCGCCCGCATTCGTCGACACGCTGTCACAAGATGAACTGATCGGGTTGATCGCGCACGAAGTCATGCACTGCGCGTGTGGGCATCCGTGGCGCCGGGAGGCACGTGAGCAGCGGCAGTGGAACGTGGCGGCGGATTACGCGATCAATCACGTAATCACAGAAGCCGGCCTGAAATTGCCGCAAGGCGGGCTGATCGATCCGCAGTACGCCGGCAAGTCGGCCGAATGGATCTACGCGCGCCTTCCCGCGCAGCCACCACAGGGCAAAGGGGGCAATCAGCAGGGCAGCGGCGGGATTGGCGAGGTGCGCGATGCACCGGCCGGCGCGCAGGACGACAGCGGCGATCAGCACGTGCCCACGGAGGCCGACTGGCAGCAACAGATGCAACAGGCGCTCAAAGCGGCCGGACGAGGCAAACTGCCGGCGAGTCTGCGCGAGAAGATCATCGAAGCGACGAAAACGCGCGTCGACTGGCGATCACTCTTGCGCCGCTATGTGCAGGAAGTGGTCAAGGCGGACTACTCGTGGCAACGGCCGAACGTGCGATATATCCCCAGTGGGCTGTACTTGCCCGCGCTTCACAGCCATACGTGCGGCCGGCTGGCGATTGCGGTCGACACCAGCGGATCGATCGATCGCGTGCTGCTTGGTCAATTCGCCGCAGAGATTCGATCGATTGCGGACGAATTGCAACCGACCGCGATCGATGTGCTCTACTGCGACACGAAAGTACACCGCGTGGATCACTTCGAGCGGGGCGATCAGATTGAGCTAGAGCGGATCGGCGGTGGGGGGACATCGTTCGCGCCGGTATTCGAAGCGGTCGAGAGCGGCGACGTGCCCGCCGTGCTGATCTATCTGACGGATTTGGATGGTGCCTTTCCGAGTGACGCGCCCACCTATCCGGTCATTTGGGCAAGCTACGGGACATACCGGCAAGAGGTGCCGTTCGGGGATCTGGTGCCATGCGAGTAAAACAGGTCGCTACGGCGTCCGTCTACTATCCCGATATGCTCGTCGTGGTATGTCAGTATGTCTCATGTGAGCTGTGCGGCGCTTCTCATGCCATGTATCAACAGACTGGTACCGATCGCGCGCTCTGTAGTAGCTGCGCGGCCAACGTGCAAGCGGCCATTAGTCGATTGAAAGGATCAAACCATGATCGCTCGAAACGTCGCTCGTGAAGCCATTGAGCGCGCGGCCGACAGTATCGGCGTGCGCTTTGGTCGCGAGGGGATCACGCCGATCAATCAGAAGGGTACCGCGTTTCGTTTCGTGCTGCGTCCGATCATGCCAGACAGACAGCCGGCGCGCGAGTATGGCCGATGGTTTCGGCGCGGGCATGACGGCAAGCGCACGGTTGCGGCGGTGTGCTGGCATGGGCATCGGGAATTCTTTCGCACGCTGTTTGCGCTCGCGCCCGACTGCAAGGTGCAGACACGACAGACGCGCGAACTGCCCGGTAACAAGTGGTACACCGCCGACAACTTCGAACACGTGTATGGCGCAACCGATACGAATATCGGATCGCAAATGAACCCGCAAATGTTCTCCGAGGCGTGCTTCTGTGGCGACACGATCCTTGATCGCGTGACGGAGCGCTTGATGCAACATTCGGACGATCGCTCGCAGTTCTCCGTACCGACGACGTGGGAGGATAGATGACTGGCAATCCCGACTTCGATCGACTCGCCGGCCTCCGCGCCGATCTGCCGGTAAACGAGAAGCTGACCATGCGCGTGACGATCGTTGACGTGCGGCGCGCCTATGGCCGAACGGATGTACAAGTCGTCCCCGTCGACGGCGATAGCGGGCGCGGCGCGGCATGGGTTGACGTGCACAAGCTTAAACGGTTGGGGACGGTATGAATCCGATCGGCTGGTCGTATCCCAACGTGGAATTGCGCCCGCATATCGTCGCACGTATCCACGGACAGGTGCAGGCGATTTGCGGGTGTGGCGTGAAGACGATCGCTATCTGGCCGAAACCTGATCCGTTGTGGAAAGCGTGCAGCAACTGTATGCGCGTGCTCGAAGCAGATCGCGCGTTGTACGTCACGGCGCGCTTGAAGGGGGTTGTATGACAGCCAAACAAACCCGCGCTCGTGCGGAAGAGGTTGCCGATCGGTTGCGTGGCATAGAGGTTACCGTGCGCTTCGTGTATGACGATGACGCACACTTCGAAGAATGCAATGGTCAATCGCGCCCGCTGACCGAAGAGGAATACGCGAAAGATTTCTACATGGCGTGTCCGCGACACCCGCGCGTCGGTTCGAAAGTGATCAATCAATCGCCACCGGTGCAAGGCTGCGCGGTGTGCGGCAATACGCAGTACGAACCAATTTCCTATGCAGAATATCTTGACTACTACGGTAATCCCGCGAACCACGTGTATCTTGGCATGATCAAGGAACAGCGACCGATTAATTGTGGCTGTGACGAGGACTCGTGCGAGTGTTGGGATTCGATCGACTCAGTATGGGGGATCGATCTGATGGCAGACGATCCAGTGCTTGATCGTCTTGAAGTGAGCGCCGGCCGCTTGACTCTCGCCGAAGCGCGCGCGCTGTCCGACTATCTCGCGGAGTTGGTCGAATGAGAAACATCTTCGGCAAGTCGCGTTATCAACGTCAGCAGGACGCACGCCCAACACGCGCGCACCAGCGCGGATCGTTTGCAGAACGGAGATTGTATGCGCAACAAATCGCGGCGCGGCTACTCGGCGAGCCAATCACGGCGGCTGTCGACAGCCAAGATTTCGAACAGATCACGTACAAAGGGTACCCGATCACGTACCACGGGTACCAGATCGTCTGGTACGGATCGGCGCCAAAACAATCCCGCCGATCCTCCGCGTGTGCAGCTATTGGTCTATCTACCGGTCGCGCTCGCGCACGGGATCATTGAGATCGCCGCATCGGAACACTGGAGCGTCAGCCGGGTAATCACCGAAGCGCTGACGGATTATTCTCAGGGGAGGACGATATGAGAACCGATCTGCGTTTGGAAATTCTACAGGTGCTCGAAGAGTGCACGAACGCCGTGCGCACGCATGAATTTTTGATCGGCAGTCGTAGTGTGCCGCTCGACGATTCGACGCGCGGCGAGATTGCCGAAGGGTTGGCAAATACCGCGCGCAAGCTCGAAAATCTGCGCAAGGAAATCCTGATCAGCGACTAAAGAACGTGTGCAAAGCAAGTGTGCAACGAGCGGTTGACACACGAGAAACACGTGTATAGTGGTGAACGTATGCCGACATTTTGTATCCAGTGCGCGATGGAAGATTTGCTCGCCGATCGCGCCGTCCGCGTGCACGACGAATCGCTCGACGATCACATGCGCCGCGTGCACCCGGATCAAGCCGAGACACAAGCGCGCCGGCGCGAGCTAGAGGATCTACTGCAAAAGAAGTTTGGATCGCGCGATCCGTTTGATCCCCGGCGGTAAACAACTGGTCAATCACATGGAGACTTGTATGACGCGAAGTGAAATGGTGGAACGTCGGTTGCGCGCGGAAACGATCGTCGCGCTGATCGGTCTACTGATC